ACTCCATTTCGTCGATGTAGAGGCCCTGAGCAATCAGGCGGCGACGACGGGCGGCACGCGCTATGCACTCCTGCCGTCTGCCTTCCTGCGATTGCTCAATGGCGCGCCGGGTGAACAGCCGCGATTTACCCTGTGGCGTTACTACCTTTGGCTTGCTGGCCAGGCTAAATTTCCGGTCGCAGATGCCGTCTTCGTTGATCCACTTCTCCGACTCAACGATCTGCGCTATCTGTCCTGTGCCGCGGGTGATGCCGTTGGCG